CAATCTTTCCCATTACGAGGCCGCGCTGGTCTGCCATCTGGAAAACCAGCACGCCGACGATATCGCCCGGACGCTCCGCGAGATCGGCCTTTTCCTGCCCAACCTGCAGGGACAGGTGCGCAAGGCGGAAATCAGCCGTTTCTTCTCCGACGCAGTGGGTGGCTTTCTGCCAACGGATTTACACGCCGCACTGGAAGCCGCCGGCAAGGAGGTGGCGCATGAACAATAACCCTTCGACTAACTCAGGGTCCAACCTGGACGACGCCATGATTCCCCTGATGCCCATCTGGGATACGATTAACGATCTGCACCGCCTGCGCGGCATCGTGGCGGCGGCGGCCTACCTGACCGGCCCGCTGAAACTGAAGGAAGACGACGATTTCGAGGTCTTCCATGAGGTCTTCAACGACATCCACGACCGCCTGGACGCAGCCTGCGACGTCCTGTCCCAGGCGCGGCAAAATGTGCAGTTTAAGTTTATGAACAAGGAGGGAAAACGAGCATGAAGATTAAATTCAATGCGCCGCAAGGTTTGCCGACAAACGGCTGGGTAGCCTATGACGTAAAAACGATGTGGAGGCAAGACGGGAAAAAGATCGGGGAGCATTTGACCCTGGAACTGGAATTCTGCTTGGGAGAACATCCTGTTGAGGAATGCTTTTCAATATTCAAAGAGATGCGCGAGATCAATCCAAATCTCATGGAATCTTCCATAAGAGTTACGGGTGATTTGGGGAAAATTGTCACTCTCCGATTCAAAAAACATGGTGAATTTATGGAGCAAGACCCGGAGACGTGTGAGATGAAATATTTACCGGATGATCCCATTGAATGGCTTGGAGAGAAGTGAAACAAAGAGCTGCAACGAATAGGGGATTTTGAATGGCGGAACTTCAGAAATATGCGGTTTGTTGCCCGCGCCACACCAAGCAGGTCATAGCGATCGTGACGGATCCCGACAAGGAAAATTTCGATCATGGCTTTTGGTGTCCGGAATGCCGCAGCTTCAAATATTTTGATGAAATATCCGTAAAAAAGTATTTGACAAGTATTCCGGAAAGATATAGAAGGAAAGCAAGTTTGAAATTTACGGAGTTGATATGGAAGCAAAGCCCTGGATTACCATGTTTGGACGAATCATATCTTTGCCGTTGATATTGATTGCCGGCGCCGGACTGCTGTTCTGGCATGTCATGCTCTCCATCTCTTTCGATCTGATTGCCATTTATCTGTATATCTGTGAAATCCTTTTTCCGTCAAACGGAGGGAAAACATGACTGATCAATACGAAAACAGATGGAAGTATTTCCGCTATTCCGACTTCGCCTGTAAGTGCGGCTGCGGAAAAAACGAGACTGATCCCGTATTCATCGACATGCTGGACACCGCCAGGGCCTTTTCCGGCATTCCTTTTGTTATCAATTCGGGCTATCGCTGCCCCCTCCACAATCAAAACATTGGATCTCACGCCAATAATCATCCGTCCGGACAGGCCGCAGATATCCGCTGCACCGAAGGTCCGGCGCGCATGAAAATCGTCGAAGCCCTGATCCGGGCGGGATTCCGCCGGATCGGTTTTAATAAGGGATTTATCCATGCCGACCGCATGGATCAGTCACATGATAAAGTGCAGTCGTTTTGGCCGTATTAATAAACTCCTGTGGAAGGCTCCGGATGCGGACTGTGCTGCATCCCATCCAGCCGGGAAAACATCCGGGGCCACAGAAAGAGGTGAAATATGATTAACTGGATACTGCTGGCGATGATTACCGTATTGCAGGCGCTGGATGTTTACACGACCTGGCGGGCTCTGCGGAACCCCGGAAATTGCGAAGCCAATAAAATTATGGCTCGCCTCATGGCATGGATTGGCGTCTTGCCCGCCCTGATTGTCACCAAGCTGCTGTTTATTGTGATATTGGCCGCTGCGGTGCTGTGGACGTCATTGTATGCCGCGGCATACGCGTATATTTTGACCTGCACGCTGTGTTTGGTTCTGGGCGGATATGCCCTGGTTGCCGGCAATAATTTCAGGAGGTTATAAGATGGACGTTTCCGGGATCAATCTGAACGTGGGTGAGGCCATTTCCGGCATCGGCAAGCTGGCCAACGAGGTCAAAAGCCTGATTACCGGGGAGCCCACGCCGGAAAAGCAGGCCGAAATCAAAACGAAGCTCCTGGACCTGGAAGGCAAGGCCGCCGAGGCGGATAACCAGTTCCGGGCATTGCAGGCCAAAGTGCTTATCGCGGAGATATCCGGGCAATCATGGCTCCAGCAGAACTGGCGGCCTATCCTGATGCTCACCATCGTCGCCATCGTCGCCAACAATTACCTCCTTGTGCCCTACATGCAGCTCTTTAGCCTGCCCGTCACGATCCTGGATTTGCCGGAGAAGCTCTGGAATCTGATGACGCTGGGCGTCGGCGGTTACATTGCCGGACGCACAGGAGAAAAGATGATGGAGACCTGGAAAGGGAAGTAATGGACGAGATCGACCAGGCGCAGCATTACGATGAACTCTACCGGCAATCGGCACTGAACAGACATTTTGCCGGGCCGGGAGATTACCACGTAGGTCATGGACATGCCCGCAATGACAACGGAACCTGCGTCGATTGCGGAGAGAAAATCAAAAAGGCGCGCCTGAAGGCCCTGCCCCATGCCGTCCGGTGCATCAGTTGTCAAAGTAAACAGGAAAGGATGGATACGTCTCGTGGATAATAGCTGGCAACTTTTCATTTTCCTGGGAGGTCTGATCGCGGCCTGGAGCGTGTTGATCATAGCGGTCCTGCGGACCATGTTCCAGGCCCACTGCAACGACATCAACGGGCGACTCGAAGGATGGGGAAAGGACATCGGTAAGCTGGAAAAAAACTTCTTGGAATTAAAAGCCGATCTTCCTCTCTCCTATGTGCGGAAAGAGGATTTTGTGCGGTTTGAGATTGTTATTAATGCGAAGCTGGACCGCGTCCATGACGCCATTGAAAACCTGAAGGAGCAAATATGATGAAGGATTCCCCCGCGATAGACATCGAGAAAGCCAGGCGCGAAGAGATGCGCTGGTTGATTCTGCGCACCCTGCATGCAGCCCAGCCCAGCGGAATGTCCGAGGTTATGATCCGCAACACTATCGAGCCTGTCATTTTGGACGCGACGCTCATCGATATGCGCCGGGAGTTGGATTATCTGGAAGAACGCGCGCTGGTGGCGGTTACGCATCGTGACGGCCCGGTCTGGCGCGCCAAAATAAACAATCACGGGATTGATATTGTGGAATATACCGTGGATTGCCGTCCGGGGATCGCCCGGCCGAAGAAGTGGTGGTAAGATGCCGGCAAGGTCCAAAATAACAAAACTGCCCGACGCCATTAAACGCGAGCTGGATAAACGCCTGATCAGCGGGAGTTTTTCTGATTACCGGAATTTATCCGCCTGGCTTCAGGAGCAGGGATATGAAATCTCAAGGTCGGCGATTAATCGCTACGGGCAGGGGTTTGAAGGCCGGCTGGCGGCGATAAAAGTCGCGTCGGAGCAGGCGCGGGCCGTATCGGAGGCCGTGGGAGACAACGAAGGCGTTATGAATGACGCCCTGATCAGCCTGGTGCAGGAAAAAGCTTTTGATGTTCTGGTCAATTTACAAACCGAAGACCCGGTCGCCTTCGCCAAAATTTTCCCCCGCATGGGTATCATGGTCGCACAACTGAGCAAGGCCAGCGTTGATCAGAAGAAATGGATGGCGGAAACGCGAAAGAAAGCTGCCGCCGCCGTGGAAAACATTGAAGAAAAGTTAAAGTCGCAGAAACTGAACCCGGAGGCCCTGCGCGTCGTCCGGGAGGAAATTTACGGAATTATCTGATGCCGGCATTGACTCTTTACCCCTATCAGCAAAATTGGATCCGGAATAAGAACCGGTTCAAGGTGGGGATGTTTGCCCGGCAGACGGGGAAGACCTTCACGTCCACCCTGGAGATTGTTGATCATTGTCTGGAGATGGAAGCACAGGGGCGCAAGGCCCGGTGGGTCATCCTCTCCCGAGGGGAGAGGCAGGCCAAAGAAGCGATGGAGGAAGGCGTGAAACGCCATTGCCAGGCTTATGGCGCGATGATTCAGAGTTTCGACACCGAATGGGTGGGCGACATCCGCTACAAGGCCCTCGAGGTCGTGTTTCCCAACGGGTCCAGGATTACGGCGCTTCCGGCGAATCCGGACACGGCGCGCGGTTTTTCCGCCAATGTCTTTCTGGATGAGTTTGCCTTCCACGCCGATTCCCGGAAGATCTGGCAGGCCCTTTTTCCAGTCATCTCTGCCGGCCACCGGATCATCGTGGTCTCCACACCCAACGGCAAGGGCAACAAGTTTTACGAGCTGATGACGGACAAGAGCCTGGACGAGGTCTGGATGCGCCAGACGACGGACATTTATCAGGCGGTGGCCGATGGATTACCCCGGAACATCGGGGAGTTGAAGGCGGGCATCAACGACGACGACGCCTGGGCGCAGGAATACGAATTGAAATGGCTGGACGAAGCGTCCGCCTGGCTGGATTACAACCTCATCGCCTCCGTGGAGCATGACCAGGCGGGGAATCCCAAGCTCTATGCCGGCGGGGTCTGTTATATCGGGAACGACATTGCCGCCCGGAACGACCTGTGGGTCGCCTGGGTCCTGGAGCAGGTGGGCGACGTTCTGTGGACGCGGGAAATCAACGTCCAGAGGCGGATCGCCTTTGCCGTCCAGGATCAGGTCATGGACGAATTGATGCGGAAATACCGCGTCCTGCGTCTGTGCATGGATCAGACCGGCATGGGGGAAAAACCCGTGGAAGACGCCATCCGGCGCTATGGATCGACCAGGGTGGAAGGCGTTATCTTCACCGGGGCCAACAAGCAGGTTTTGGCCACCGTGGGCAAGCAGGCATTTGAAGACCGCAAAGTCCGGATTCCGATGGGCGATGGTGAGTTGAAGGCGGATCTCCACAAACTCCGCAAAATAACGACACCCACGGGGAGCGTCCGGTTCGAGGCGGACAGCGACAGCGCCGGCCACGCCGACCGCGCCTGGGCCTGTTTTCTGGCCCTTTATGCGGCCTCGTCGCCGGTGGGACCGATTGAATTTGAGTCCACCGGTGTCAAACGGGTGACCGCCGGGGAATCCATGAATGCCTTTATGGGGAGATAAGTTATGGCAGACCTTCGACAAGATCAGGATAATATGAAAAAACTACAGATTACCGACGAAGTCGCCACCATCGCTAAGGATATCGACATATTCTACGGATGGATCAAGCGTCTGGAAAATCCTGATCCCGTCTTGAGAAGCGAGTCTGCCGGGAGAGGTTTGAAACTATACGACGAGGTGGATCGGGACGCGCATGCTGGTTCTGTCCTGCAGCAGCGCACCCTGGCCGTTGTCGGCAAGGAATGGGAGATCATCCCTGCAAAATCAGCAAGAAAGCTTGGACGGCCCGCATCGACTTCCCAGGAGGAGGTTGTCGCCGATTTTGTTTCTGAAGTTTTGGAGAATTGCAATTTCGACCAGGCGCGGCAGGAACTGCTCAAGACCGTCCTGTACGGGCACTATGAAGCGGAAGTCATCTGGTCCTTCGACAAGCTCAGGAACCAGGGCGGTATAAAGATCAAGAAAATTATCGGCAAGCACCCGCGGCGTTTCTCCTTTACGATGGAGCGGGAACTGCGCCTCATTACGCCGGCGAACATGATCGAGGGCGAACCGGTTCCGGATCGCAAGTTCATCGTTTTCACTTATGGCGACAGCGACAACCCTTATGGTCGCGGCCTCGGTCAGCGGCTGTGGTGGCCCGTATGGTTCAAGAAAAACGGCGTCAAGTTCTGGCTGGTCTTCCTGGAAAAGTTCGGCATGCCCACGGTGAAGGGCAAATATCCTCCGGGAACGGCGCCGGAACAGCAGCAGAAACTCATGGACGCCATTGAAGCTATCCAGTCCGATACAGGCATCAAAATACCGGATTCGATGGACATCGAGTTTTTGGAGGCCTCGAGGGCGGGAACAGTCACTCATGAGCAGCTTTGCGAATATATGGATCGCCAGATTTCCAAAGTCGTTTTGGGCCAGACAGCGTCCACAGAGGGAACGCCTGGGAAGCTCGGCAACGAAAAGGCGCAGGGAGATGTTCGTCAGGAAATCATCGAGGCCGACGCGGATCTGCTTGACGGGTGTCTGAATGACACACTGATTCGCTGGATCGTGGATTATAATTTTCCCGGCGTTTCCGTCTATCCGAAGATCATGACTTATGCCGCCGCCAAGCCGAACCTGAAAGAGCAAAGCGAGATAGACAAGACATTGGTTGTGGATATCGGGTTGCCCATCGGCACGGATTATTTTTACACGACATACGGCATCCCGAAGCCTGTTGATGGTGAGGAATTGGTGAACGTTCCGCCAAAGGCGCAACCACTTGGCGCGCCCGGCGCGGGAACGCCGCAGTTTACTGAATTGATAACACCACAGGACGCCGCCGACGTTGTCGTGGACGGCATGGCAGCGCAAGCCATGAACGTCACGGACGAAATCTACATGGCACCACTGAAGCGCTTGGTGGAGAAGGCAGCAAGCCTGGAGGAACTGCGCGACAGTATCATCGACCTTTATGACGACATGTCGCCGGCAGATCTCGGCGTGCTGATCGCGCGGGCGATGGCCGTTGCGGAATTGGCAGGCATGGCGGAAGTCCAAGATGAAGCGGGGGTTAAATGAAACCCGAACTTTTAGCCATATTCAAACTGCCCTTTGCCGAGCAGGTAGCGTTTTTTAAAAACAAGCTGAACATCCCGACGCTCAAGTGGGATGATCTGTGGAAAGAGCAGCACGCCAAAGGGTTTATGGTGGCCGGGGCTTATAAGGCCGATCTCCTGGACGATTTCCGCGGCGCCGTTGATAAGGCAATCACGAAGGGGACGACGCTGGAAGAATTCCGCAAGGATTTCGACGGCATCGTCGCAAGGCATGGCTGGAGCTACAATGGCTCCCGGAACTGGCGCAGCGAGGTCATTTACTCCACCAATATCCGCCAGGCATACAATGCCGGACGCTGGACGCAGTTGACCGACACGGAGCAGTTGGAGGTTTTGCCCTACCTGACTTACAAACACGGAGACAGCCGGGTTCCGCGGCCCCACCATCTGGCCTGGGACGGGACCACGTTGCCGGCGGACGACCCCTGGTGGAATACGCACTATCCACAGAACGGCTGGGGCTGCAAATGCCGGGTGTATGGATCGACCCGGAAGGAATATGCAGCGGCTAAAAATGCCGGCAAAGGAGAAGCGCTGCCCTCTCCCATCGATCCGAAAACCGGCGAACCGGTGGGGATCGACAAGGGTTTTGGCTACAATGTCGGGCAGGCATCCCTGGAGCAGACGCACCGCATCCTGGATAACGCCATTGCCAGGTTGCCGGCAGACATCGCGGCAAAATTACGAAACGAAATGAAGGACATCAATGCCTGAAATTACCATCAAAATTGACGGCGCCGACGCGATCCGGGAAAGACTGCGGGAAATTTCCGCGCGGACATCGAACCTGTCGCCCATCATGAAGGCCATTGGCGACCGGATTGTCGAGCAGACCAAGCGCCGCTTCGAGGCCGGAGGACCGGCTCCGGATGGGACGCCCTGGAAGGAACCGAAGTCGCCCAACCCGAAACGTATTCGGACCTTGACGGTGTCGGGTCACCTCCGGGACAGCATCCGGTATCAAATGATAGGCCGAAACACCGTGGCCATCGGTACAAACCGGGTTTACGCGGCCATCCACCAGTTAGGCGGACGGACGGCGGCGCATATCATCCGGCCCCGGAACAAGGGAGGGCTTTTCTGGCCGGGGGCAAAGCACCCCGTGAAGTCGGTGCGCCATCCCGGTTCGGTGATCCCCGCCCGCCCCTTCCTGGGCTTAAGCGAGGCCAACAGCACAGAGATACTTGGCATCATCAATGACTATATTACGGCGAGGTGAAACATGATCAAATTCAAGGGATTCGATGACTGGATTCCAGTCTTTCAGGGTGGAAGCCAGACGGACAGCGCGGGGCGCGTCCATGACGGAACGGCCCTGATCGACAAGGCAGTATCAACCTTCAATGCGGCCCGGCATGAGCCTCCCGTGGTCATTGGACATCCGAAGGAAAACGGCCCGGCTTTCGGATGGGTCGAAGGTCTTAAAAAGGAAGGAAACACGCTGCTGGCCAAGATCAAACAGGTCGAGCCGTCGTTTGCGGACATGGTGAAGCGTGGCCTTTTCAAAAAGCGATCCGCCGCCTTTTACCCGGACGGATCACTGCGGCATGTCGGCTTCCTGGGCGCGATGCCGCCCGCCGTCAAAGGCCTGCCCGATGTGGCTTTCACGGAAGCGGACGCCCTGACGTTTGAGTTTTCCGATTATCAGACCGTCTGGGCGTGGGAATCCATTGCCCGACTCTTCGGCAAGGTGCGCGATTACCTGATCGAAAAGGAGGGCATGGACAAGGCGGATCAGGTGATCAGCGCTTACCAGATACAGGAGATCACCGACGCGGCGGCAAAGGAAAAACAGGAGATACAGGAGGATGCGTCTGATCTGACGCCTCAAATCACGAATTACAATGAGAAAAAGGAGGAAAAGGAAATGAATTTTAAAGAGTTTGTCCAGAAGTTGAAGGACCTGGTGGCCGGGGTCGAGCCTACGACGCAGACCGGTTCTCCCACGGGGAAGACCTTCTCCGAGGCGGATATTGAGGCGGCCAAAAAGAAGGCTGCTGAAGATGCCGCTGAAGCGGAGAGGGAAAAGATGGCCACGGAATTCGCTGAAAGTGCGCGCACGGCGCGCCAGGCTGCCCGTAAACAAGAGATCACCTCCTGGTGCGAGTCAATGGTCAAAGCTGGGAAGATGACGCCCGCAATGGTCAAATTCGGGATACCGGAATTCATGGCGGCCTTCGCGGGAAAGGAGGATGTCATCGAATTCGGCGAGGCGAAGGAAAAGGCCACCCTCTATGACCGTTTCAAGACCTTCTTCGAGACAGAACTTCCGAAGGTGGTCGAGTTCAAGGAGATTGCGACGCGGGATAAGGACACGGGCGGACAGGGCCAGGCGGGAGCGAAAGTTGAAGCCCTGATCCAGTCGAAAATAAAAGATAACAAAGACCTGACCTACGGATCGGCATTTTCCGAAGTGCAGAGGGAAAATCCCGATCTGGTGCGGGAATATCAACAAGAACTTGGCGGATAACCATTCGGCAAACTCATGGCGACCGGTGTTGTCGCGCATGGTGAGCTTGTCGAACCACAGAACAACAGAACGAAAGGAGAACAAAGCATGTCAACAGAAAATAAAATTTTGGATCTGACCTTCCCGGCGGCGGAAGACCTGTCGGACGATCAGTACAAATTCGTGGTGCTCAATTCGAGCGGCAAGGTGCGCCGACCTGACAGCGCCTCCGAGGTGGCCATCGGCATCCTCCAGAATGCCCCGGAAAGCGGGGAAGCGGCGGTCGTCCGCGTCATCGGCCAGTCGAAGGTGCAGGCCAACGCCGCCATCGGCATCGGGACGTTTATCGGCCCGGAATACGTCTCGGCGACGGATGCCGGCAAAGGCCGGGACAATTCCGCCGCGCTGGCTTACGCCCGGGCCGTCATGGTGGAGGCGACCGGGGCCGAGGATGATCTCGGAAGCTGCCTGCTCCTGGGCATGTGCCCGGCCATTACCGATTCGGCCCAGAGTTTCACGACCGTGACGACCGACGCCACCGAGGGCGCGCGGACCTATACGGCTGCGGAGCTGGTCGGCGGCCTGATCCTCCGGGATCCGGCGGGCGGCGCCCGGTCCGACGTGACGCCCACGGCGGCCCTGATCGTCGGGGCGCTTACCGGCGCTATCGCCACGTCAAGTTTTGAATTCACCATCCGCAACACGGCGGACGCGGCGGAAACCATTACGCTGACTGCCGGCGCGGGTGTGACCCTGTCCGGGACCATGACCATCGCCCAGAACAACAGCAAGCGGTTCCTGGCCGTCGTCACCAACGCCGGGAGCGGAACCGAAGCGGTCACCATTTACTCGCTCGGCACAGTTGTTCATTAATCCGTTGTAGGGCGGGCACCCCGTGCCCGCCGTCAATCGGATCGGTCGATGTAAGGTAGGGCGCGATCCACGTTCGGCTGAGCTCACGTCGAAGCCTGATCGCGCCGTCAATCGGATCGGTCGGGGACCGATCCCTACAAAGGCGCCTTTGGAAAACGCGCCCTATCGATAACCGGGATTTTCCAACCCCGAAAGAAGAAAGGAGAACATAACATGCCTCAACCCAACGTAAAAGAACTGATTGTCACGGGACCCCTGCAGAACGTTTCCGTGGCCTTTAAGAACAAAGCCTATATCGGCGACAGGGTCTTCCCCATCCTCGACGGGGTGGATCCGAAGGCCAAGATCGCGGTTTACCAGAAAGGCGCCTGGTTCCGCGATGAAGCCGGCATCCGCGGTCCCGGAGCGCGCGCCCCCCGCGGCGGCTATCCGATGGACTGGCTGACCATCGCCACGAAGGAATACGCCTTCGCCAAAGAGGTCACCGACGAAGACCGGCGATTTGCCAAATCCAAGATGGCTCCTCCTCTGAAACCCGATCAGGATGCCATCGAGTTCTGCGCCGACAAGATCGATCTCTCGAAGGAGCGGCGAATCGCTTCCCTGATCACCGCCGGAACCTGGGTGGATGCGAACGGCGCCGGAGGCGAGGACGCGGAAGGTCTCTGGAGCCCTGCGGGCGTCACGAACACCTTCCTCGCCGATATCGTCAAGGGCCGCAAGGTGATCCAGAACGCCACGGGCGTCACACCCAACTCCCTGATCATCGATTTTGCGACCTACGAGGCACTCAAGCAGTGCGATGCGATCATCGACAAAATTAAATATACCCAGCGGGGTGTCGTGACCTCGGAGATATTGGCGGCGGTTTGCGACCTGGAGGAAATTCTCGTTGGTGAGGCGATCTACTCCACGGCCAAAGAGACCAAAGGAGGGACCGATTTCACGGCCCGCTACGTGTGGGAAGTCAATGCCGGAAAGGGCATGGGCTTCCTGTTCTACCGTCCCGCGTCTCCTGGTCTCAAGGTTCCGAGCGCCGGGTATCAGGCGCGGACGGCCTACGAGGACGGTTCTCCCCGGAGAACCACCACGTGGAGGGAAGCGGCGGAGCATCAGGACGTGTACGAAGTGGCCGAAGAGACCGATATCATCCAGGTCTCGGCGGCATGCGGGTATATGTGGAAGGACACCTACGCGACGTAACCTTCTCCGATCTCTGGTGGCGTGATGCGAAACCAGCATCATGCCACCGGAAGGAGACGATAACCTGAAGGTCACACGTAAAAAGGAAATGACATGGCTTACAGTACGCAGACAGACCTCGAAGAACAGATCAGCCAGGCTGAGCTTATCGAGCTGACCGATGATGCCGGAAGCGGTTCTGTGGACACGTCCGCCGTGGCCCGCGCCATTGCCGATTCCGACGCGGAAATAGATTCCTACTGCGGGAGCCGCTACACCATGCCGTTTGCGCCCGTGCCGGTGATGATCCGCAAACTCTCCGTGGATATAGCGGTTTACAACCTGTTTTCACGGCGTGTGCTATTGAAAATCCCGGAGGATCGGCAGAAACGCTACGACAACGCAATCCGGTTCCTCCGGGATGTATCAAAGGGCCTGATCTCCCTGGGAGCAGACGCCCCGGCGGAGCCGAGCGACGGACTTCCCCAGGCAACACGAACAAAAGACGACCGGATATTCTCTCTGGGCAAGGCATCGGACGGAAGCGCCGGGACATTGGATAACTACTGACATGTACACAATAGAGCAGTTCGAAGACGCTATTATCACAAAACTTGCCCCTCTGAAGGTCGGTTATACGCCGGTCGGCGAGGATGATCCGGCTATCTGGCGGACGGTGCGGACAATCAAAAGCTATCAGGGCGAGTTGGATGATGAAGAAAGCATCGCCCGTGCGACCCGTCTTTTCCCCGCTATTCTCATCATGTACTTCGGGTCGGAGTATGAAGAGCACGGGGCACGAAAGATTGAAAGGCCGATGTTTGTCCTTTTCGTATGCGACAAAAGTTTACGGTCTGAGGAAGAGGCGCGGCGAGGTGGAACGGGAAATCCAGGAACATATGCCATTTTAAATGGCATGCGTGATCTGCTTTATGATTCGAGACTGTCGAAAAACATTTTCCCCCTATCTTTGCTGCGGGAACGCCCCGTCTGGTTCGGTCAGGGCATATCGATTTACAGCGCCGAATATGAAACCGCTCAGGCGCTGCTCTATGTGGGCGATTGAAGGAGGTCTAAAAAATGGAAGACAAATATAACGTAGGCGGAACGCACTACGAGGACAAAAACGGCAACAGTATCAGCGAGCAGGAATATCGGAAAAAACAATATCCAGACAGTCCATCAACCGGTAAATCCAGTCCGGCAGAAGATAAGGAGGTAAAAAAACATGTTGGTTAAACGAGCGCAGATGACCGCGAAAGCGGAGGCAGTAGAGGGGACCGCAGAGACGTTGGCCGGCGCGGATGCATTTCTGGCCGAAAACATTAATTTTAATCCGGAAACCGAAATGGGTGACCGAAATCCTGTCACGTCAGGGCTGTCTCAGTTTTCCAAAGTAGCCGGCGCCAGAAAAGCCACGATGGAGTTTGACGTGGAACTGAAGGGCTCCGGAACCGCAGGCACAGCCCCGGCCCTCGGCAAGCTTCTGCTGGGCTGCGGATTCGCGGAAACGCTGGTCGCTTCAACGTCGGCGACATATAAGCCCGCCTCAACAGATATCAAATCCATATCGTTGGCCATGTATAACGACGGCGTCCGGTACGGGATATTTGGCGCCCGCGGAAACGTCAGCATCAAGGCGTTAAAGGGCAAGCCCGTCATGTTGCACTTCGTTTTTACGGGGGCGGATTATACCGTCACGGATGTGGCGCTGCTTTCATCCGGCGTGGCCTATGAATCCACCAAGCCGATGCCTTTTATGGCTGCTACGATGACGCTTGATTCCTATGCGGCGATGATTGGTTCAATGGAATTCAATATGAATAACGATATTGTTCTGCGGGATGACATCAATGCCATTTCCGGGCACAAGAGCGCTGTGATTACCGGCCGGAAACCATCCCTGTCCATTGACCCGGAAATGGTGCTTGTCGCCACATACGATTTCTTTGGGAAGTTGCGCAGCGGCAGTGAAGGCGCCCTGACCCTGGCCCTGACCGGATCAGCGGGAAACATCGCAACGATCACCGCCCCGAAGGTGCAATATACTAAGGTGGGACTGGCGGATAAAAGCGGCATCCGCTCTCTGGGCATTGATTGTCAGCTCAACCGCAACGCCGGAGACGATGAAATTGTGATTGCGTTTACATAGGCATGCGAAAGAGCAAGGGGTTGAAACCCCTTGCTCTCAATAAACGGGAGTTAAAATGGAACTTAAAAAATATACAATCGGAGACAAAATATTCATACAAAAAAAGCTCGTTCTTGGCCAATGGAAAGAATTAAGGGCTATTTTGGATGAAATCAAGATTCCAGTCGAATTAACGCCTTTATCCTTAGTTCAATCGCTTGGTTCGAATTTATTTGTTCTCCTGGCGATTGTGCTGACCGAAGACGGGAAGTCCCTCCGCGGTAAAGACCTGGCCGCGCTCGCGGATGAGATTGAATACGGCATCACACCGGATACCGCTATCGAGGCGCTGGCCGATTTTTTCGATTTGAACCCAATTCCATTGATTTTGAAAAGTCTGGCGGACCTGTCGGGAATCATCAAAACCAAACTGACGGAGATTGGGTTGACGAACTCTGCTTCCTCGTCAGCGGCGGAGACATCACCAGGAGAGAGTGGATCCTCTGGCATGTAAATATAACAGAAGCAAAGAGCTGGGCAACGCGATTGATTAAGCAGCGTTATGAATGGGTGGAAATCCTGTTCGGCGAGCCAGGCGAAACGGATAAAGACACGGCGGCTAAATCATGCCGCAATGCAGATGCATGCAGCATATGCAGTAAAAAATGTAAAAGCAGGATCGGTTGATGAAAGAAACAAAACTGCAACTTATCATTGAAGCGCTCAATAAATCAGGCAGCGCTTTTAGCGACCTCTCGCGCCAGCTTGGCGGAGCACAACAGGAGACTGATAAGCTAAATGCGAAATCCACAGATTTGACGGCAACGATCCAGCGGTTGGCTCTATCTCTCGTATCAGTAGGGACGGCAGTTTCCGCGATCAAGATCGGCATTAATTACCTGGCACAAATTGAAACATCCGGGCTGGGAATAGCCGCCGCGTTTATGAGCGGCGGAAAGTATATCGATGCTGTTAGCGGAAAGGCTCTGGCCGCGCAGGAAGCGTTAAACGCCGCTCAAAAAGATTCGTCGGCCATTATCGGAAATCTGCAATATGCCAATCTGCAAACTATTGCCACGCTGGACCAATTAATCAGAGCCTACCAGGAAACGCTTCCGGTCGCTATGTCCAGAGGGTTCAACCGTCAACAGGTTGAGGCATATACGACGGCAATGGTGCAGGCTGCGGGAGCTATCGGCTTGCAGATGGATATGCTTGCCGAAGAGACCAGGTCGATGCTGTTAGGGACCATCAATCCGCGCGCCAGTAGAATCGCCACAGTACTCGGCCTGCGCAATGAGGACATTAACCAGTTCAAAAACGACGCTAACGGACTGTTTAATTTTTTAATGGATAAACTGTCCGCTTATCAGACGGCAGGAGTGGCGGCACAAAATACATGGGCGGGCCTATGGTCGAATACCAAAGACCTCGCGTCGCAGGCATTAGGCCAGGCGCTGACGCCTTTCTTTGAGGCCGTAAAATATGAATTAAAAAGCATCTCCGATGATATTTACACCATCGATAATAAAACCAAGACGATCAAATGGAACCCGGAATTTCTTGAAAGCGTAACAGAGTTTAAAGAAGGAATCACATCCATCATCGCCGAGGTTTATCGCTTGGGCATGCTGCTGGATAAGGTCGGCGGCGGTTACAAAGCGTTTCGTGCCAATATATATGGCGCTTTGGGATTTAAAAACGATAGCGAAACCGAGTTTAAAAAGAACGAGGCCTATCGCGAACGCTACATGAAGTCAGAGCAGGCATTACAGGATATGGCTATGCGGGAGTCCGGATTTAAACCCATGACTGCCGATATCGACAAGGCCATGCGCGCCGCCACTGACGGAAAAAAGAAATACGAACAGTCGGTCATATCGGTAGGAAACCGTGATGACGGCACCTATCAGACGTTGAGATATTACCGTGAGCTGGGAGATCAAAAAAAGCCCGGTTATCAGCCTAATCCGATCAGGGATACAGATGAGAAGGCAGAGAAAAAGCTGGAAAAACTGCGAGAACAATGGGCAAAAGTATCAGGGGATTTATCCTCTGATATCAATCAGCACGGCCTTGATGATTTTGGGAAAAAGATAGACGAAATAAACAATAAGGCCGCTGATTTATCCGACAAATACCGCAACGTACCCGGTGCGCTTGCAGAGATTACAACATGGGCTGAGACAGAGACCAGCCAGGCATTTTCTGATCAATTATCAAAACAGCTTGCTGCGGATAACGCCGCAGGTAAAGCCCGCCTTAAAAACCGCGAAGATCTGGAAAAACGCATTACCGCAGTTAATGCCTCTGAGCTAAACATACGCCTCAATCAGGTCAGGGATGAGGCGGTCGAGCAGCAGAAATTGGCGGATGCGGCTTACGACCGCAGCAATCCGGAAGGCGCTCGGAACTATCAAGATGCGATTATCGCCATTGAAAAAGCGGCAACCGAAAAAAGAAAAAAGATCAACGCCGAATATTACAACGCTGTGCGCGAGGCCCAGATTAATGCCGAGCTGTCTGCGCTGGATCTGGCGGAAGCAGAGGGCGCTCGCAGGATAGACTCACTGGCGGAACGCATCCGCCTCATCAATGAACTGATTGATAGTGAAGAAGAGCATCTCAGCGGCATGCAAAAAACCGGCAACGAACAAGCCTGGCAGACGCAACTGGATAAGATCAATGCATATAAGCTCACCCTGGCTGGTTTAAAAAAAGAGCTGGATATGTCGGAACCTTTGTCCGCGATAGATCTCTCCATGAAAAAACTGCTGGAAAAATGGAGCAATCAAGGACAGCAGATGGCCGATATAGCCACAACCACGGCCACATCCATGCAACAGGCCTTCAGCGATATTTTTTTTGACGCTTTCCAGGGAAGGCTCAAGAGCGCCGGCGACTATATCACGGCCTTTGTTAACAGCGTCAACCGGGCGATCTCTAATTATCTGGCGAATATGGCATCGGCTGGCCTGATCAATATGGTGGGGAAAGCCGCCGCCACGCTGCTCACATCAGCCGCCGGGTCGGCAGGGGCATCATCATCGGCGGGATATACCGGAGCTGGCCTTACCGTGTCCGGCAATACAACCGGAAATTATATTACCGCAAAAGGCTTTCATCGCGGCGGCGCAGATCAGGAAGCGACATTTTACCGGATGGTTCCGACTATCGCTTTTTCCGCCGCCCCGCATTTCCACGGCGGATTCGCTCCTGACGAATATCCTGCTGTCCTGCAGC